CAGCCTTCATATCTCTATCGGTTCCAATCTCGGTTCTCCATTCACCGGGGAAGCGGTCGCGCAAAGTAGGAACCACCCAATCGAACCAGAGCAGATCGGATTCTCTCAATCTATCTTGTGTATTCATGCCGTAGCCTCCGAGACTGTAGCAGTATAACACAAAAATATATCAAAAAATCGCTATTTTCTTGACATTGCAATAGTTTTCTATGATATAGATATCTATATCCAATAGTGGATATATTAACAGAGGTACAAATAATGGACAAAATGAAATATGAACTCTTAAGCACAGTAGTAGCCCTCGGATGCTTTCTTGCTATCCCTGCAGCTCTTTCTCTTCTTTGCTATGTGATGGGGGTATAAGATGAACCGCAACCGAAGAAACTATATCAAAGAGAACGGAAGAACAGCACTCCGAAAGATGAGCAATAAGCGAACCCCTCCCCAGCCTATCAAACTCGAGGATAATGCCTCTCTTGTACGAGTGCAGAAGATTGGATCTCTCTGTAAACTCTGGAGTCCTGTTTACTGTACTTGGGTATGGGAAGCAACTGTAGAGATCAATGGATTAGTACTGCGCTTCGAATCTTGCGAAGAGACCTCCGAGAAGGCTATTCGATGGGCTCGCGAGAAGTACTGCGCTATTAAGAATCCTCGCTTCGCTAGACTGCTCCAAGGCCATATCTCCCGCAGCGATTACTCCTTGGGAGATATTGCAGACCATATCGGTATTACTGCCAATGGGATCTCTAAGTGGATTGCAGGGGATACCCATCCTACAGTACCGATGCTCGTTAGATTGTGTAAGATGCTATTCAAGGATACTTGGGAAAAAGAGTACCTAACCCTCTCGAAGATCGTAGAGATGGAGCGAATCTAATGTGGAAACTAGCATATCAATCGATTATCCAAGGGCCTCCCGTAGCAATGGGGAGGCCTCGCTTTACTAAGACCGGAAGAGCCTATACCGCTCAAACCAGTAGAACCTATAAGGATGAAGCAGTTAAGGCCCTCAAGGATGGAACCGGGGAAGATTGGACTCCCCTCGATGGAATCTTTAAGATTAAGATCGCTTTCGTGCATCCTCGTACAAAAAGATTGATTCTTAAGAAGGGTGCTCTCCCTCATGGTAGAATCTGGAGACCTAAGAAGCCCGATCTCGATAATCTGATTAAGATGGTGCTCGATTGCATTACCCAGAGCGAAATATGGATCGATGATAATCGAGTAGTATCTCTTACTGCGGAGGATTACTACTGCGGAGAGGATGAAGAAACCCATACTCTCTTCTCTATCTACCAATGGAGGGAAGATGCGTAAGGATCCAATTATAAATCTCTCTCTCGGATGCTCTCTGCAGGCTATGCGAGAGATGCAGGATAACCAGTACGATCTCGCAATAGTAGATCCTCCGTATGGAATCGAAACTGCATCCGCTTTCCAAGGCTCCGGAAAACTTAAGAATAGAGCCCTCAATCAAGATAAGAAGATTCAAAGATGGGATACCGCTCCTTCTGCAGAGTACTTCGAGCATCTATTCCGAGTAAGTAAAGAGCAAATTATATGGGGTGGAAACTACTTCGATCTACCTCCTACTCGCTGTGTAATCGCTTGGGACAAGGTGCAGCCTTGGGAGAACTTCTCTGCATGGGAGATGGGATGGACTTCCTATAATAAGCCCGCTCCTCTATTCAAGTTCGATAACCGTAGAGCAGGTAAGATCCATCCTACGCAGAAGCCCATCGCGCTCTATAAATGGTGCTTGGAGAAGTTCGCTAAGAAAGGAGATCGGATACTGGATACCCATCTTGGGAGCGGTTCCATCGCTTGCGCTTGCTACGATATGGGATTCGATCTCGATGCGTGGGAGATCGATGCGTACTACTTCGAGAAAACTTCGAACCGCTTCCAAGAGTACTCGAAGCAGAGCAAACTATTCTAGGAGGGGAGATGCAGAAAAAATTCAAGATTAGCACCTTCCAATCGAAGTTCGATCGAACCCCGGAGCCTGCAGAGGTGGATCTGCGTACTCTCGCTCGCGCTCTTATGATGCCCTCGAAGCCTTACCCAGTACGGATAAAGGATGCTCTCCCACTATGGAGCCCTACTTCCTTCGCGGGTACTCGCTCTGGAGCCAATGCTATCGAGATCTCCTGCCTAGTCTATGATCTCGATGATGGTACGGACTGGGGCCATAGATTCTCTTTCTCAAACTACCACTACATAGCCCATACATCCTTCTCTCACTCTGCAGAGGTGCATAAGTGGAGAATCGTACTACCGCTCGAAGAGCCTGTACCTGCTACGGATTGGAAGCGAGCAGCGCAAGCAGCGAAGGAGTTATGGGATAGAACAGTAGGAGAGGGAGAACCGGATTCCAGTGCTCTTACTGATTGCGCTAGAATGTATTATCGATTCTCGATTCCAGATAGAGAAGATGCCTCTCTGCAATCGAAGGAAGCCAACAAAGGAGAGAGCCTGCTTAGATTGGATTATTCCCATATACCCAAGGAAGAGCCTAAGCGAAAGTATACAAAATGGAAGAGCAGAAAAGTAGACTCTATCCAAGGAGCGGAGGCTCTATTCCATAATCCAGAATTTAGAATGGGGGTCGCTCGTAAGGTGGGAGCATCTATCGAGGGCAATATGGCCCGCTGTATTACTTGTCCTGCATGCGGAGAGAGAGAGGTTTATTTCTCCATCGATCCTGCTCTTCCTCATGCAGTATTATGGCCTCACTGTAACCGCGCTAATAAGTGCTCATGGTGGGGAAGATTGGAGGCTCTATTATGAGAATACCTAAGAACGCAACCGCTCTTAAATTGCATCTCCTGCGATATGCCAAAGAGAAAGATATCTCTACTCATGAGATAGCCAAGAGAATCGGACTCAATGTTAAGACAATACGAAACCTACTCTATACAAGTACTCCTCTAAGGATGAATAGTTTTCTAGAGTTCTGCGAGGTTCTCTGCGATACTCGCGAAGAATACGAGGCTCTTATAATGGCAGCGATAAAACAGACTCCAGAGTATATGTTTACAGAGCGTAGACTACGATGGAAAGAAAAGAACGATAACCAATAAACCAATAAACAAAAACTCGGAGGTACAAATGAGTTTACAAAAACGGTTTTTTAATGAATGGGTGATGCATAAGTTAGAAGCATCTCCCCTCACCCGCAGAGAACTCTGCAATATTAGCGGAGTATCCTACTCGAGCCTCTGCAAAAAATTCCAACCTCGATTAGCCAATCTTGTGTTAATCTGTGAAACACTCAACGAAGCAGTAGAGGGAGATTCTAAGGCTCTCGATGCTCTTATTATCGAGGCTATTGCGAACTCTTCGCGCGAGTATCGCTACGCTAAGGAAAGAATCGAGAAGGGGAAGGAATGACTTTTAGCCTATGGATTAAAGAGAAAGCAGATGCTCTCGGAGTTACTCGCAAAGAAATAGCAAGGCTCTCCGGGATAAGCGAGCGCAGATTAGTAGCATCTTATACCAGATCTCCTCGCATCGAGAATCTTGTAATTATCTGCGAGATTATCAACGAACTGCAGAAGGGAGATCGAGCCTCTTTCGATTCTCTCATTATCGAAGCCCTAGAAACAATAACAACCGAATACCAATATGCTATCCAACGAATGGAGAAATAAAACAATGAACCAAGAACAAATGAACAAGATGCTAGCCCTCGCAAAGGAGATGGGGATCGAAGCAGAGTACAAGCATGCACCCGAAGGAGCGGATATCGATACTTGGGATATGCTTAAGAAGAGTGCTGCAAAGTACGATAAGGAAGGAAACCTAACCAAGGCTCCGAGACCATATGCCAATAGAGGAAATATCGCGCTCATCCTAGAAAATGATCCAGAGTATTCTACTCTTGTTTGGAATGACCATAGCAATAAGATTAAGTGGAAGGGGAAGGAACTATGGGATCCCGATCTGGAATCGATTGGACTGCATATCGAAACCTCATATAACATTAGATACCCTAGCGCAGATATCAAGCGAGCAGTTCTACGCGTAGCCCATAACAACCTAGAGGAAACGATTAAGCCTTGGCTCGAGAGCCTTCCTGCATGGGATAAGCATCCTCGCATCGAGAATCTCTTCCATAATGTTTTCCATGCAGAGAGAATCGATGGAGCGGAAGCCCTTATACAGGAGATGAGTAAGAAATGGATTATCTCTCTCGTAGCGCGAGCAATGGACCCGGGCTGTAAAATGGATACCTTCCTTATCCTCTGCGGAGAGAAGGGATTGGGCAAGTCTACAGGGCTTAAGGCTCTCGCGGGAGATGCTTGGTTTTCAGATTCCCCGCTCGATATCTCCAAGAAGGATTCCCTCGAACTTATCCATTCTACAGAGACTTGGTTATGGGAACTCGCAGAGTTACACTCTCTCCAAGGCAAGACCGCAGATAACTTTAAGGCTTTCATCTCTTCCGCAGAGGATAAGTTCAGACCATCCTATCAGCAATTCCCGAAGAGTTATAAGCGTAGAGTAGTGTTCGCAGGTACTTCGAATAACTATCAATTCCTTAGCGATGGACCGGAGCGCAGAGTATGGCCCATTACGGTTAAGATGCCTGTAGATATTGGATATCTTCGAGCCCATAGAGAGCAGATCTTCGCAGAGGCTCTCGAGTGCTATCGAGATGGGGAGATATGGCATCTTGAATGGAAATCTCAGTACCTATTGAACGAGTTACAGGAAACTTATATTATCGATGATCCTTGGGCTATGCGGGTACGAGAGGCGATCGTAGTAGGAAAAAATACAACTTCCGAGATTATGCAGCATCTCGAACTCCCAGTATCTCAACAGCATACCGGTAACGCTCGCAGAATCTCCCAGATCTGTAAGGAATCTGGATACAGACAAGTTATTAGAGATGGGAGTAGAGTATGGACTCGAAAATAGATTGCTCTAAAATTTCGAATAGGCTATAATACTCTGGACATATTGGTTGTTTGTTGTTTAAGGGCTCGGAGATTTCTCCGGGCTCTTTTTTTGTACCTGTGGATAACTCTGTGGATAAAAGGCACCAGTCATAAAATAAAAGGCACCAGTCTACAACTTATCAACACCTGTGGATAACTCTGTGGATAACTCTGTGGATAACTTATCAACACCTGTGGATAACTCTGTGGATAACTCGTAGAGCCTCGAGCCCATCGGTTTAATATGCTGTGGATAACTCTACTAATACTTGAGATCTGGTAAGTAAAGCAAACCAGATGGAGCCCTCTCCAGTAAAAAATACAGATAGAAACAGATAGACAACAGATAATAACAGATGGTCTAATCTTCGATAGCCCTCTACCCTTCGAATCAAAGTGCTAGAAATAGGGCTAATATAGAGTACTTTGTACAATAGAGAAAAAAAAAGAGTTAACTATTTATATTATATACACGCGCGAGGGGCTCGAACCCCAGTAAAATAGAGTATCGAGCCCGTAGCATCGAGCATATCGTAGAATATGCTATCTGTTTTCATCTGTATTTTATCTGTTTCTATCTGTTATTTATCATCAGATCGGAGCTTACGGATTGCTCGCTTAACCCATCGAGAGCCCGGAGAACCTCCCCACAGAGCCCAAGCGATTGCAGCCTTACTCGTTTTATCTTGTCTAGCCTTCGCAGAGCCCTCGGATTCTTTATGCCTTGCGAACCACGCTGCCATTAGTTCCAACTGGGGAAGATCTACCTCTCCAGAGGCCAGCCTTCGAGCAGTTCGCATACCGGTTCCGGGTATCCGCTTTCCGTTGGAATCTTTGTAGGCTGCTCGTTTACTCATTGGCTGCTCGAGGTTATAATCTATTGCTCTCTTTGCGAGCATCTGTATCTCGCGGGGTACTCTAATCTTAGGCATTAAGCCCTCCAATATGTTAAGGTGAATACATGAAACTTAGAAGATTCAATAACAGTATACCACTCCCAACGGGAGCAAGGCTCGCAGATCTCTTTCCCGGTATCACTATCGAAGAGGAGTTCGAGGTAGCAGATGCTCAAAGGCTATTGGCTAGTCACGTTGAAGAGATGCACGATGCTATCCACTGCCATACTATCGGAGATACTTCCATCTTAACTGTACGAGGGGAGATCTTTATCTCTGCTAAGTGGGATGAGGATGGAGTTATCTTAGACTTCGAGCGCGAGAGTTTTCCTGCGATGGGATTGCTCGGAGCGATCCTTACTACGATAAATATAATCCGAGGGCATAACGGAGAAGAAGAGAGCGATAGTATCGATGAGGTCTAAGGAAGATAATATGCTAATCCGATACAAGATATCGAGATTGATGCGAGAGGGGTATAAGTGGGAGCAAGCAGCGGCCATCGCTATGCGGATGTATAAAGATGGAGAACTACGAGGCTCGAAGCCTTACTCGAATCCCAAGCGCAGAAAGGAAAGAGAAGAACGCAGAAGAGATCGCTATCGAAGATAACGAAACAAAATATAAACACTTATCCAGAAGTAGAGGTACAAGATATGGAAATAAAATTACTGGCAACTCCCTTGGGAATGGAATGGGCTATCGATTGGATGGAAGAGCATCTCGATGCAGAAGATCCGCTCTTTATCTGTATTCACCTTAACCAGATGATTAAGGATGGATTCTCAGATAAACAGATAGCGGAACTCGTAGGCTCCATCGCTAAGGGGGAATCGAATAGTATCCACTTAATGCAGCCAAAGGATAAGGAGTTCTACTATACTGATGAGTGGTTAAGTAAACTGTATACCGCTTGGAATACTCTCCGCGGGGTCTATTGGTGGCAACCCTCACAGATACCAGAGCAGTATCTCGAGGGCTCGCGAAAGGGCTAGGAGGGCTCCTTCTAGGGCATGTGTACGGTAGGTACCCCCCCCGCACTGCTCTCAC